CGTTCCAATGTAGACGTAGCCATTGTCCAACGGCTGACCATCACGGTCTTGGAACACTGGGAAAGGTACGTTGATTGATAGTGCTGGCATGGGTCACCCGTGGGTTGATGGTGTGAGTTTACGTTATTCTTGAGGCTGTTTTTCTTTTTCCATCTGCTGGATGGTAAGAGCCAATTTGTTTAGCAATTTGACTTCTTCTGGTGTGTTCCTTGGTGACTGAGCCAGTTTAATCAGAATATTTCTGATTGGTGCAGATTCATAGATTCTCGCAGCTCCGCCAATTGTCCCAGCCGTTGCGGTTGATGCCATGATGCTACCCAATATCCCTAGATCAGAGAACGCTTGACCAAGACCAGTCGCAGCAACAAACGGAATAGCCTGTGCGCCAGTAGCTGGGCTTACTCCTGCCTGTGATGCTCTTTGCGTCAATGTGATAGCCTTCGAGAGGCCTTCCAGTTGCTTAAGATCGTCTCCTTTGAAGAACGACTTCACAGATGGACCAAGCCTCTCAAGTTCATTTCTGAACGCTTCTGGGCTGTATGTTTTCCCACCGACAACGGTTGCATCAGGAACGCCAGATTTGTTCGCAATCTGATTGATAATCGCAGCCTTTGCGAAATTCCTACCATTTGGAGTAAGCGACTTATATAGCATCGCTGAATCGCTTGGCTTTTTGCTCAACAGCATATTCATGACAAGTTCTGGTGTTACGTCTGCCTTGTCTATTGCTGACTTCAATGCTGTTTTTTCCAGATCACCAATTGAATCTGCAAGATTTTTATTTGCAATCTTCCACTTTGCTAAGTCTCGTGGCTGTCCATTTGCAGAAATAAAATCACTCATATCATCTTGCAAAGGTCCATAGATTTTCTTTGCAACTTTTTGAGCTTCAGTCTTGATTGATGCAAGGCTGTCATCTTTCAGCCAGTCACCAATGACTTTTCTGTTTGATTCAACAGCTTTAATGCTTGGATTATTCTGTAATTTAATCTTTAGCTCTTGAAGGCGATTGATTAGAGGATCTGCTCCAGTAACATCCCTAAGCCTAATCATCTCGTCGTCAATCTGCTGAACTGTTTTATTTACAGGAACAGTACCTGCAGCATCAAGCCTATTAAATACGTCATTCTTCATTGACGTATATTTTGCAACGATGTCGGATCTTTTCTTTACAACATCTTGTATGATGTCATCTGAAAGGTTCTCTGAACCTGTTACTCCGTATTGAGAAAACAAGTTCTTGACAGCATCCATCCGTTCAGCCTGTTGAGCTGCTCGAACAGGACCAGTTCCAGCGATTGGAATACGCTCTCCAATCTGTTGGCCTGTCTTTCCAATGAATGTTTGTGGCTTAAGAACGTCTGACGTTAAAACACGAACGCCGAATTTTTCTGCTGCCTCAAGTGCTCCTTTGATTGGCTCAACAATTGGTTGAGCTAATGATTTGATTGCGCCTGGTGTCCTAGCAATAACAGGAACAATTGGAGCAGTCGCTCCAGCAATAACAACTTCTTCAGGATTAAATTCCCCACCTGTAGCTGATTGTGAAGTCTCAATCGCTGCTTGAGTTGCTGCAGATCCGATAGCCATTCTTGGAATAGTTGTTGCCCTTCCTGCAGGGGTAAAAGAAAGAACGCCACCAAGAATCCTTGGGATGTCCCCCATGCTGACTCCTGGAGGAATAACGTATTCTTTTTGGTCTATTGAAGACCTCATAATGTAATTTCCCTTTGGATCTTGCCTAATTTGCAAGTTCGGGAAGTTTGCTTTCATGATCTGCACTGTTTCAGCAGGATTAGACACAAGTGTTCCCAATGCAGACTTGAATGATGCCATGCTCATTTGATTGAGTTCAGGCATCCCAGTCCACTCAGGCAATGTCTTGCTTTCTTCTGTGGTTCTTCTGGAACCAGTTATGGCTTCCCCAATTGACTCAAAAACCCCCTGCTTTTGGGATGCTGGAGCTTGTGTAGCAGTTGCCGGAGCCTCAAGCGCAGCAGCCCCACCACCTGCACGAATTGCAGCAACTTTTGCCTTTAGTTCTGGAGAGTCAGGAGAGACATCATCAGGAATGTCGCTGATGGTAATACCATCTTTGGTTGTGATCGAGTAGGCCATATCAGTAGCTCACTTGCACATTGCGTTGAGGATTTGCAGGGGGCTGCGCGTCTTGCGCAGTTGGCGCTTTCTCGGTTGGAGAATAAAAAATATTTTCAGTCTTCAAACCGTAGTCTTTGGAGATGCGCTCCAATCCTGTGCGAACTGTTTTCTCACCTTCAAGCGCGCTGTCATACAGGCCTTTTGCCTGCCCCTTGAATGAATCGCGCTGAGATGGGTTGAGACGTTGACCGCTTATAACTTTGTTGTAGAGATTTGTAATCCTGTCAGGCACGCCTGCTGCGTTTTGCGCCGTCGCAAATTCACCCTCTCGCACAACAGAACCAGGATCTAGCATCTTCATGTAGCCGAATATCAAAGATATATCACCAACCGCTGTGTTTTGAGAAGACAGCACGCGTCCATAAGCAGACTTTACTTCTTGGTAAGGTTTTGTCTGCGTAAGGTATTCTTTTCGAAGTTTATCTTCTAACTCAAACTTCTTTGTTGGGTCAACTCCGCCAGAGGCTTGAAGAGCCTTCAATTCAAGTGCGACTTTTTGGCTTTCAGCTCCAAGCTTATTTGTGGCTGCTAATGCCTGCTTTGTTTGTGCCTGTGTTAGGCCAAGGTCGGCAGCCTTCTTTTTAATATCAGCCTGAGCAATCTGTTCCGCATACTTTGCCTCAATCTTTGCCTTATCAGCGTTAGCGCGCGCCAGAGCCGTATCAGCAGCCGCTTTTTCTTCTGCATTTCTGGCGGTAGCTTGTGCTGACTTAGCATCTGCTATGGCTAGGTCTGCTTTTGCACGCGCCTCAACAAGTGCAGAAGGATGCAAAGCAGCTTCTCTTTGTTCTTGACCTGCCACCTTAGCAGCGTCAAGCATTTCTTTTCCGCCAGGCGTATTCATCACAAGCCTGTTGATAACTGACGACGCCGATTGAGGATTGAACTTAACAAGTTGCAACCATGTATCAAGTGCATTTGCCTGTTCCTCGTCTCCAGAATTGCGTGCTGCATCAATCCTGCCTTGCATGAGGTTGACGGCAGCATCTGTATTTCCAGAATCAATTGCTGCAAGAGATTGAGCCGCAAGAGTCAAATATCCTTTATTTCTTGCTGCCTCTTGTGCTGCAATCTGTTGCTGTTGAAGTTTTTGCCTTGCGAGTTCTCGCTGCTGCTGCATCTCTGCCATGCCAGCGCCGACCTTGAACCCGCCAAGCGCAGCCTCAAACGGACTCTGGACGTTGATCCTGTAATCAATTGGCTGAACCATCAGAAAATTCCCTTCCCGCCCATGGCTTTAGATCCAAAGTGCATCCCTGCAAACTGCATAGGCAAATTAAGTAAGCCAGAGTAAGCTTGTGCTTTTCCAAGCTCCGCACCAGCCTGGGCCGCGCCCTGTTGTGCCAATAGGCCGGCGATGCTTTCACCAGTACGCATTCCAGCAGTGCCTACACCAGCAGCAGATTGCTGCCCCAATGCCGTGAAGCCACCAAGCTTTGAATAACGATCCTCGAGCTGCTGTGCAAGCATCTGCGGCCTGAACTGAGCCAATGCGCCTTGGATGTCACCACCACGCAATCCGCCAGTGGCCGAGGCCCTCGCTAGCAATGCTTCCTCACCCTGCCTGGTCAATTCCTGGAACATGGGCGAGCCTTGCACCTGGGCAATTTGAGCGGCCTGTTCTTCAGGAGTAGTGAGTCCTAACATCGCTCGCTGCGCTTGCATTGCTGGAAGACCAGCCTCGACGTATGGTTTGAGCAGCTCTTGAAGCTTGTCGAATTGGCGCTGCTGTTCTTCAATGCCAGCCATCGAAGCCGCTGATTGAGCCTCAGCTCCTTTTTCCGCTGCCCTAGCCTGCATCGCTCCGCCAAGCAATGTGCTCCCACCTACTACCAACCCGGATATTGGATCAGGCATTTTTAAATTCCCTCATGTAATCTTCGAATTTTTCGCCGTACAGGTCCATCACGGATGGTGCCATTTTTATAGCAATCTCTGGCCCGTGGAAAATCTGGACGACAGCAAGAACCAAATCATAGTAACCAGCGCGCCAAACGAAAGACTTTTCATCGGCTTTGCCTGATCGCTCTGCGATGTCTGAAGCCTGCCACTTGAGGACCATCGTAGCCAGCAGTGGGGACAATGCATCCTGATTCAGTCGCCAAAACTTGTTCTGGTGCATTGCAACAAGCATATTCCAGATGGTCTTATCAAGCTCATGGCGCGTCACTTCGTCGCCGTCTGCAACGTCATCAAAAACCTGGATAGCTTGATAGATCATAAGCAGCCATTCAACGGCAGACGATGGCAACCCAAACGCCTTGGTCAGGTTGTCATGCAGCGATTGAATGGCGCTCATTTATCAATCTTCCTCTTGCTCTCGTTCTTCCCATGCTTGGCATGAGCGCAAATCGTGACATATAAAGTCGAACTTGTCACAGTAGCCACGGAAGCCCGCATCAACATCCCATTCGTTCCATGGAATGCGATCCATCTTCACCTGGGTCATGACAGAATTATCGTAGTATTCGCAATTCGAACACCTGCGCCGACGGGCTTCAGCCTCATCGACCTGCATGGCCTTGGACAGCGCCATCCAATAAGGCTTATTTGCTCCGCGCTCGTTGGTCGGTTTTTCTGGCCCGAGCATCCAGTCATCAATAACCGTCTTGGTGTTCTTTTTGTTCTCTGCTGCAGTGATGAATGGTTCCTCAACTGGAAGCCCTCCGAAGCGAGAGACAAAAATTTTAGGTAGCTTTGCGCCTTCCATGTTCTTCCCTTTAAGTGATCTCGCGCCCAGAAATGCGCAGAGTGAGTGCCGTGGCTGCGCTGGCAATGGTGCTGAT